AGACCGGTCACATGGAAGGCTAACTCTGCTGCCCCACAGTAGGACTTACCTATGCGGTTAGCAGCCATCAGGAGCCTCTGGTTGGCCTCTGAGCCACCTTGATGGAACTTTAGTTGATAAGGGTAAGGGTCATAGGCTTTTATCCTGTTAAACCTAGCACGTTCGTGTCTTTCACGTTTATGCTCCCGCCTACGCTCCTGTACCTCAGTGTTTGACGGTTGATTCGTAGATAGCATCTAGTGCTTCGATCTCACGCTCAAGTTCCTCATCAGATAGATTCTGTACATGAGTGGTTTCTATGCGCTCAACAGGTTTCATACCCATCCTATCCAGTGCATCTTTAGTAGCACCTAGACATACCGATAGGGATTCTTCCTGTTCCATAAGCTGTCTTAGCCTAGACAGGGCTAATGGAGCCATATCAGCCATTATCTTCTCTCTGCGTTGGGTTATCTCTGCTGAATACTTATTCTTCAGTTCCCATGCAGTCTGTTTAGCTCGGGATTCAGCATAACCTACCTCTATGGCTGCTTTAGTAGCATCACCACATTCTAGGTAGGTATCTATCCACCTGCTATGTTTATCATTGATTATGTTTTTTTCCATTTTCTTGCGTTACGTGCAAAGTTTTTCTTCCTAGCCATAGCTGCTGAGTCACTTGTCTTGGTCTTTAGCTTGGCTGCTGGTATCTTTTTACCCTTTTTTACCCCTAATGCTTTGCGTAAAGTACCTCTTTTACTGGGTTTAATGTATATACCACTAGCACTAGACATATCATTGTTTCCTTATGTTGCCTTATTTTACCCTCCGCTGTACGGGAAGGATATATATACAATTCTTTTTCCCGATGGGGGTGCCACCGGCACCGCCCCTCGCTCCATTCGAATTGTACCTACCTTACAGAACGGCACGGAAGTGGCTGAGTATTCTCAGCCTAACAGCCAAGCAAGAGCGAGAAGATCGGGAAAAAGCTGGAGAGCTTTAGCTCGACAACTATGTGGTTGTGGCTGGGATCGCGGGCTTTTAGGGCGCGAGGTTGGTGTTATTTGTTTGCCGTTGTTGGGTTAGGGATGGAAGCCCGAAGGGTCAAGACTTCTGTATGGCTTGATTCACGACAGCCCGACCGAGGCATTTGTTCTAGCCAAGGTAACCCCCGTGTGTGTGTGAGGGTAGGATATCATCTCAGGCTCCTATTAGGACGTAAGTATAGTCTCTCATTAGAACGGAAGATTAAAGTAGTATTGTATCCCCTATAGTAGAAGAGTAATAGCATGGGTAAACAAGGGTTACTTACCGCGATTAGGGTCCGGCTGAACGGCAGCACGTGAGATCGCACTCGCTCGAACAGCTCGTTTGATACAGCACGCTTACCACAGAACAGACTACAGCACCTCCTATGCCCGGTACAACGACCTCCTCAGTCGCACATGCTCCTTCGATCGATGATAGCAGAGATATTTCCGAGTAAAAGGAAACATACTCGCTAACACACTCGCTAAACATACGCTCGGACGCTCAATCGGCGTACAAATGCCGACCTTTGACACAAAAATCTATCTGCTGTTGGGGAAGGGAAGTATAAGGTGTTAAACAGCAACAGAAGGAGAAACAAAATGTTACGCAAGAGAAAGATGCCTATTCAGGAGAAAGTGGACATACTGACGTGTTACGTATGTGTTGTTTTGTTGTTTGGTTGTACTGTGTTGTATATGTTGCAGTTCAATTAAAACAAGGTCGAGCTTGCGAGAACCTTAGGCTGTTAAAATTTTTATGGCGTTTTAAGGTATGTAAATGACGCATATATGATAAAGCAGTCTAAGGTATCGTGATAAGATTCGTTTACTGAACAAATCAAGGAAAAATGAAATGTATAAAATATTAGCAAAGCACCCGACCGAACAAGGAAAGGTAGTTATAACTTACGGTGAAGAAGGCTACGCAGAAGTAAACTTGGCACAGCCATTACCGTACAGCGTACCAGATCACGTTGAAAGCTCATTCGTTGGAGCGTCAATGTTCGGCTGGGATAAACCGATAGCAAACGAAGCCCACAGATGGGTGGAGGAGAATTCAAGATGGCATTAATTAAAGTTACTTACGTCTGTCCAGATTGTAAAGATGCAGTGTATTTTCAGTTCGAGAAGCTGGACGATGTAGTAAGGGATCACAAAACAGATGATCGGTTATGTGATACCTGTAGTAAAGCCGAGGTACTTTCGTTTAATCAATTCTATAAAGGACACTAATCATGAACAAATTTGAACAAGCAATGGAAGTTGATGCAGAATTCACTGGTCCGTCTAAGCAGATCGGCAAACAGATTCAGTACATCGCTGGTCGGAATCTCTTTTGGGCCAGTATGCGCCTGGCAGCTAAGAACCGATCAACCCGTGTTGGAGTTGATGGGTATAACGAAGAGTCCGCTAAAGCAGAGAACGAGGAAGCCATTCGAATCTTCTTTGCTAATTCTGGTCGTGATGATGTCGAGATCGCAACAGAGGATACTACCGACTACGTACATCCAGAGGCACAGATGGCACAAGCGGTGTCAATGATTCAGTACGTTATGAACGTCTCAACTGTTGGAAAGATGCTACACTGTGCACCGTATGAGCAAGGTCGTTTGTACGCTAGTGCACTCCGGAACAATCGGAAAGAAGAGGTCTCCGATAAAGAACGGGATCGTGAGGAATCAAAGCTCCGCGATCTGTACGGTGTCGACTACGATACAATCTTTACATGTGATTCTGACATTGACGAGAGCGTCAGAAAGAACCGAGCGGGTCTGTTGGAATACTTACTCAAGTTCGGTGATGATGCCGTGAAGCATGCGAACAATCGAGTTGCTACCGAAGTTCGGTCGGATGTCGAGTTCCCGGATGACTGGGACGATATCTGTTCGGATGCGTGCACCCAGTCTTGGGAATGGTTGACCAGATCACTCGGGTCTAAGTCCATGAAAACAAAACTCTGGGCTGCTCGGGTTCGAAATGATTACCGGATATTTGAACTAGTTTAGCCTCCCGGAGTTCGGGCCTCTCCGTAACAAAAGGCCCACTTGAATCTCCCCTGCTCCTACCTCCTGTCGACCTGCTGTACTCTTCGTCGGGAGCGGAGCGGGGTTTCTTGCCGTGGAACGGCTATGTCGGAGCAAGCTCCGTCTGCTTGTTCCGGCACTGCCGTGCCGTACGGCGAACAGCCAACGGCTGGAGGGGGAACGGACAGAGACGGAGAGAAGGACAAAATCTCGGTAAAAAGTAACGTATAAATTAAGGTAAATGTGTTTTATATCAAACACTTACCTTACGTAACAGGTTACGGTTGCATTCGTTGTAGTTTCGTGGTATAATCGGTACTTAACTTAGGAGATTATCATGCAAATAACACAGTCAGCAGGTCCGTCAATTTTGAAGCTGAGACAGAGACAAATGATTATAAGTAAAGGTTCTCCAGAGTGGAGAGACAAGCGAGAAAAGTTTGTGAGATTCCATAATAGAAATCCTCACGTGTATCACCTATTCGATCAGTATGCAACGGAAGCTCTCTTAGCAGGTAATAGGAAGTTTTCTCATTGGTTGATAATGAATCGGATAAGATGGGATTCATTGGTTAAGACAGACGGAGACAAGTATAAAATTCCAAATGAGCATATTGCTTTTTATGCTAGACTATGGATGAAGAGAAAACCTAACATTAGTAAAATTTTAGGTCATGATTTCTTCACTCTCAAAAGAATGAAAGGAGAACCAGATGGCACTATCTAGGACGATAATAGTAACCAGAACAATTAAACCTGCTTACCCTAAACAAGCATTCACATTGCAGATTCGTCAGTATAAGTATATACTCACTTACGAAGAGCTAAGTAAGTTAATTGCAGATGGTGAAGCTGAAATTCGTGACTATTTAGGAGACGAAGAATGAGTATTCTTAAACCATTAATGACTGAACCACCGCTTGATCCACCGGAACCTATTGATTATAAAGTGTTATCTCACAAAAGGGATCAGATGCAAGAGTATACATATGAGCAGTACAATGATGAGCTAGAAAGAGAGCAGGAACTAATCAATAACTGGCGTATGGAGGAAGACAGGTGAAAAAAAGAGGACAAAAGACTAAGCTAAAGAATACCGATACTGGGCAGGTTATCGAAGTTAAAGTAGTTTTGTCTGATAGTAAGCAAGGATATCTAGCAGAACTAGTTGATAAACCTTATAAGGGTTTCCTTGATGCTTGGCACTGGTACAATCTTAACGAATGGAGTGAAGTAAAATGAATGAACTATTCCTACCACCGGGTACCGATCTTGATGAAATTTATTCTAAAATGTTTGGGAATAAAAGAGATGAGTATAATATTTACGTTGAATCTGCCCAGTCTTTAGGTTGGTCAGTTAAATCGTATGATGAATGGTTAATAGGAGATTAAAATGAGTCATTTCTACAGTAAAATACAGGGTAATCGAGGCGAGGCTACCCGATGTGGTACTAAAGGTTCTGGTATTGTAGCTACTGCTGCATCTTGGACTGGTGCTATTCGTACAGAATTGTGGTACGATACAGAGGAAGATACTAATAAGTATTCAGTTATCATGATACCATGGCGTGGTGTTGGTGTCACGCGGATCATGGCAACAGGTACAGTAGGTGAATTCAAATGGATGGAGACAGGATCATGAGTATACTGAAAGACTGTTGTATAGATGCCGAAGAGAACATCAGGACTGAGATTGCTCAGGCATTATCTGATATCGGGTTTACCGATGATGATGCTGAGAACATTGCAGATTCTATCGAGATACCCTGGACCCTACTGGATCAGGCTACTACTGACAGGTACACTACCTTGATCGACTTCGCTCATGACTCACTTAGGGAAGCCTGATACTTGGGTCTGCGGGTGTATTGCTTTAGCGAGGCGTGCTGCTTGGCTCTGTGCTTATTGTTTTTTGCCACAAAGTTCCGTCGCTTCAGCCTCTTGAGTTTCTGTTCGGCTCTGTCGTCTAGATTCATTGATTCATTAGCCTCTATATATATACCTTTCGGGTGCAACGCATTGATATAAAAGGAGAAAGGCATGAAAGAATTATCGTTGTTCAGTGGTGCTGGTGGTGGTGTACTTGGAACTCAACTACTTGGATGGGAGACTATAG